CTGGTAAGGCCGAGCCACAGCTGTACTTGTGCACTGGTCACCCAGGTGCAAGTTTGCGTGTATGTCAGGGTGCCAGGTGGTATTGCTGCAGAGCGTTCTAGATCACCATCGGCATCGTAAAACATAACCTGATTAGGTATCGGCACATCAGGGTTGAGTAGCAGATCACCTTCAGAGTCTGTACCTGTGTACAGATACTGAGGCAATGCGTAAACAGTGTGTGTGCCGTTTAGGTTGTGGCCTACACCAGCAATAGTGATGCTTTCACCGATGGCAATGTCGGTTGCCTCAAGTGTTTGTACAACAGCGTAATTATCTAAACGCTGATGAAAGATGACTGAGTATGTAGCCATGATTGGCTATCGCCTTTCGGGTTAGGCGACTACGATGCCTTGAATAAAGCTTGACTTGGCTACGAAAGTAGCGAAGTAGCCGTAGTAGGAGAATGTGCGTCCCAATGTGCTTGGTACTTCTACTGACATGAGGCCACGCTGTTGTTCGTAAACCTCGAAGCCTGGCGCGTACACAACAAGCATGGTGCCTGATGCAAAGTTGTTATCAACTACAACAGTGAGGCCGAGCACATTCATGCTGGTGTATTGCATGCCTGAAACATTGCCAATTGAGTTGGTGGTCATCATGCCGTTGGCGTTGTAACCAAACAACGGACGCTTGTCTGCGTCGGTTTGACGGCCAAGCAATTCCCATACATCTGGTGAAACGCACAAGTGAGTTGGGAAGTAGTTGCTGTCCTCAGCGATTTCGCGTGCTGCGTCATACAGTGCGCTAATCAATGTGGTTGGGTCTGCTGCCGTTACTGTCCAAGTCGAGCCTGATGCTGTTTTACCAGCAACAAGTGCATCGGCTGCGATGTCGTCCGTTTTGATGAGCACCTGTCCACTGAGGTCATTCAATACGAGTTGCAAAGCGCTCGGGTCTGTAAAGTCAATGTCTTGCTGTGAAAGCGTGACCTGGCCAGCAACAGTTTGCTTAGTAACCGTGTTGGAAGCAATAACCATTGTGGTGGCTGATACTGCATCAAGCTGGTTGGTCTGAACGGCTGCACTGGTGTGTGTCGTAATTGTTGGGCGAATGAACTGGCGAGATGGTGACGCTGGCATAGCGCGAGCGCCAAATGCTGTGACCACAGGGCGCACAAAGTTTAGATCTTGGAACAGGGGCCCAAGCACATTGAGGTTCAAGAGGCCTGGCGTGTCACCTGTGACGATGTCGCCAGCTGCAGCTTGCAATGCTGTTTGGCTACGGCGCTGTGCTTGCTTAAAAGCATCAGTTACTTTGTTGTATGTGTCGCCACCGATGTGGTATGCAGCAAGCACTTCGGCTGCTGATGGCATAGCAAACTCGCGCTTAGGCTGAGCAAAAACTGTAGATGCTTCGATGACTTCTGGGGCTGGTGTTTCTGACACTGGAATCTCCTGTGGTTCTAGGGGTTCAGGAGTGTCGGCTTCCTCTTTTGTATTATCGCTTATTTCCCCATTTGATGTGGGGATACTCGCTGCTACATCTGTGATGCTAGCACTAGCGCCAAATGCGCCGTGTGAAACTAGCGATAATTCTGTCCAGGCTGCTTTTTCAATCAGCATGACTCCAGCTTCGTTGTAGCTGAACTCTAAAGGCGTAATTCCAACACTTACCTGGTCATAGACATTCTCTAAAGCGAGCTGTAGCGATTCCTCGCCGAGCACGGTCTTAGCTACTCGAGCCTGAAACAGCATGCCCTCTGGAGTGTCCTCTCGAGCAATGACTGTGCCAATTACCTTGTCAGCCGAGTGGCCTACAAAGAGCTTTGGGTTAGGGCCATCAACAGGTAAAGCGCCAGGTGACAGCATGATTTCTGTGCCATCGCTCACTACTGCAGTGACGTTATAGGGCGCTGCAATACCGGTAATGGTTCTGCTTGGGGTACCATCGGCTGCTGCTGCATCGATGCTTATTGCTGTGGCGTTGAACCTGATCATGCTAATTCCTCTTGGGTGTTTTCTTGGGGCATGTCGGGGCTGTCCATTTTATCTGCTGCGTAATTCTCGATAAGGTATTCATCTGCATCAAACTTTACATAAGTTCCTCTAGGCAAAACATTGTTTTGGCTAAGTGTTGCTGCAATGCAATCGGCGTAAGCCTTGACACCAAAAATGTAAAGGTCTGCTCTGGCCTGCTCAGATGATTGGTACGAGTACGAGCCTGTGCTTACGCCCACTAAATAGGGGGGCACATTGGTGAGGCGTGCACACTCGAGAGCCTGGTAGTTGGCTGCATCAATCAAAAGCATTTTGTCGGGGGTTGCTGTTGTCTCGGTGTAACTCAAAAACTCGTTGAGTGCAGCTGTCTGATTGGTGGCGCGTGCAGCGTTGAACGCTGACGCTAAATCAGCAAGCTCGGTGGCGCTCAAAGGTTCGCCACCTGTTTGCTTCAAAACACCAGCAGGTATTGACGATTCAGCATTTCTATAGCGTGCTGCTTCAAGTTTCAAGGCTGTGGCCACGGTCTGCTCAGACATGTAAATGATGCCCTGAATAGGGCTTAAGAATTGCACTAGGTCTTTAGGGTCAATCAACTGGCCTTGAAAATAAACTTCTTTTGATGGGCCAAACCACACAGGGCCAGCCTGATCAGTAGTAGTTACAGAACCTGCTGGCAAACGTGTAAAGGCCGTGGGATAGCCATCTTGAGTCCTGGCGCTACAAAACCAAAAGGCTCTTCCAAAGTGAAATAAATCATCAAATGTCCAAGCCATAAGGAAGTTGTAAGTAACGCTTGGGTCAGGTTGGCGTATCCAGGAGCGTGGTGCAATATCGATTTGCTCCATCTCTTTTTTGTCCTCATTCCAAACCTCGTTGTACATCTTGAGAGGCATTGATGAAATGACTGAGGCCATAAGGTCACGTGCGCGTGAGATGGTCGCCACGCTCATGGCCCTGTTGCGTGCTGGGCCCTCAATAAAAGTGTATTTCTGATTTATCAGATTCATCATTGAGTTGTTACTGGCGTATCCACCGGCAGCTGCAGCCTTCGCTGGTGCAGGTGAGATTGCTGCTTTATTGACTCGGTTGAATAGCGCCATGTTCGGATTATCTCACATTTTCTAGGTGGGGGGGTGGCACTGCCCCAGGCAATTCCCGACAGAAAGCCCAGAGCAGCACCAGAACTAATCTTAGCGATTTACCACAACGAGCATTGGCTTACCACCTTGTTTTGGTCGGGACGCTAAAGCAGCTGCAAAAATAGTTAGGCGTGCCAACTCGACAGGGCCAGGTGAACGCTTACTGCTAATCACGAGTGAGTTCTGTTGGGTGACTGCTACTGCTCGGTTCATTTGTTCAGCCAAGTTTTGTTGGCCCTGATGCACAAGTCTGCCATCGTTGATCATGCCCTTTACCAATGATGTGTAGCGCATTAGTTCGCCATAGCCAACAACTTTTTTACGCCTCTCCAAAGACAGGGGCACATGGTTTTCAAGTGGTGGCGTAACAGCCAACATTACCGATGGGTTTTCGCAAGCCTTTAGCAGTGCCTGTTGCATCTCGGGCAGTGAGCCAACTACAAACTCAACTGTGATGTGGGCAACCCCCACGTCATCTACGGCAGCGCGAACAGCCGAGTATCTCGAGCCATCGATACTTGTGTCCACGGCTATCCAGCCTCCCTCGGGCCCAGGTATATCAGACATGCATTGCTCCCATTCGCCAGGTTGCAACCAGCATGCATCGGCATTGACAAACTGGTTGAGTGAGCCACGCAAGAAAGATGATCTGTCGGGGTGCTCAGCATCGGCAAGCAAAGACTCCAGGTCAAGTGTGACACCGAGCGCTGGATTAGCCCAACCCCACCAGCGTGTATCCATAACATCAACCCCTGGGGGTGGCGACCATTCAGCAAAATAAAACTGCCCCTGGCGTTTATCATCAATGAGTTGTAGGCCTTGTTCTCGGTAGCGCAACATTGCAACCGAGGCTTCGGTACCGGCAGTGGAAGTCATCAACATGATCGGTGAGCCACCAGCTGTGCGCATGTTGCGTGCCTTCATTGTTGGCCTAAGAGAATGGGCGAGCACATTGTCCTCAACTGCGTACACCTCGTCCACCCAAATAAAATCTGCGCTGAGGCCCATACCAGCAGACGGTGTTGCAGCCTTGACAAGCCACCGTGAGCCATCAGGCATGTCGCAAGTGTTACGGCCATACGCACGCTTCAATGTCGCCCCGAAATACTCCTGCAAAATCGGTGCCACCACCTCAAACTGGCGAACAGCAAGAGACAACTCATGCGCCGAGTTCACCACGGTTTGAGGCTTGCCACGCAACTTAGCGATAGAAGTAAGCCAGGCTCCTATGCACGCCTGCCCCAAAACCGTTTTACCATTTTGACGCGCCACAGAAATAAGCGCTGCACGATTGATTAGGTCACCGGTATCAGACTCAGCCTCAAAAACACCATCAATGGCGTAGAGCTGCCAATCCATTAGCTCAACCTTCATGTACTTACTAGCAAACTCGGCAACCAAATTTGCGTAGAGAGAAAACCCTTTTCGAGCCGTTTCCAATCTGGGCTCAACCCTGCCAATACCTGCAGGCCCTGGCTGGTTCGCGCCAGTTGTCGCCAGTTCGCTTTCCTTTGGGGATATATGGCTT